ACTCCACTGTAATTCTCCCCGCCGCCGGTCAGCGTCCAGGTTGCACCCTGAAACGCAGGCTCGAATGTAATGGTGATTCGGCTGCCGCCAACAGGGGGCAGTTGATCCTTGATCAGTTTCCCATCGGCATCCAGCTTCGCCGGACCGTTGGCCTTGCCCAGCGTAGAGGATTTGATAGCCCCAATCTGGTCGCAGGTGACGTTGTGCGGGTTGTCCTTGTTCCCCGTGTGGGTATCCAGCTTTCCTTGCACAGCTGCCGCCGCGCCTTTCGGGTCAGCGCCTGCCTGCTCGGCTGTCACTCCATGGGGGTTGTTTTTGTCGCTGGTATGCGAACTCAGGTCGGTGGATGCCTCTTGCTTTACCCCAGCAAGCAGTGAGCTCAGGCCCTCCACGAGGGCGGCTTTCGTCACGGGGTACAGGTCGTCCTTGCTCCCGCTCTTATCCTTGTAGTGCAGCAGGTTGTTTTCGTCGATCCACAGAGCAGGCCCGGTTGCCGGTTCGTCTCCGCCAACCTGCACCAGGACGTGACGATTTACGTCCTTTTTATGTGCCACGAAATCAGAGATGTGATCCTGGGCGGTCTTGCCCTCGTCGCACGTCACGCCTCTGGCACAGGTTTGGATGTCAGTCTCGGTTTCGGTTCCGGTCTCCTTGTCCTTGATCGTGAGTCTTGTAATTGGTCTAGTATCAGCCATCCTGACCCCTCCCTTCATTCAAATTTCAAGCCGATTTCTTGTGTCACCTGGAGGGTAACACTGCTCTTTTCCTTGAAGTACAAAAACCCGGCTTTTCTTTCGGCAACAGGGATGTCCTCGCCAATGGGGATGACCACCAGGCCGCCCCCCAGGTCTGCGATTTGCTCCCTGGTGACATACACGTCACTGGCAATGGTGAGGTTGACCTGTGCCGTGTTGCCCACCCAGCAAACAAGATCCATTTGGCGCTCCACGACGTGCTCCGTGGAGTACGCCCGCATGAGGTCCGCCGTGCTGCCAGCGTTGCCGTAGGAGTACAGAGTCTCAGCCGTTTCGTTCTTTACTGAGCCGTCGTCGTTCAGGTAGACGCCCTTTGCATACAAGGCAAGCTCCCGAAAGTAGAAATCTTTGGTGACGTCCTTGTTGGAGTACACACCACCGAAGACACACTTCCCGTCGGGCGTCCGCTGGGCCTTGTTGATGGTCAGGCTTTTCACTGGCGTTATGACTGCGGTCAGGCTCGCCGGTGCCGTGCCGCTGGGCAGGGACCCGCTGCCGATCACAATTCTGGTCGGCGTGAAGACAGCCCCGGCCAGACAGTCCGCGTGAAGGATGCGGCCAGCATCAGTGATGACGTTGTTCGCAAAACTTCCCATGTTTCACGCTCCTTTCAGGCCAACGGCTTTGCGCCGATGGCATAAACGTCCTTGCCGGACTCGTGAATCGCTACGCCTGTGTATAGATTCATCTGCCCGGTCAGGGAAATAAAAACGCCGTCCAGGATGGACGACGCACGTTTGACTTTCTCCAGCAGGTTCAGGAACTCCAGCAGTTTCTCGTTGGTAAGGCTGGGGTTCGTGGAGTACACCCGGAAATGCCCAGGCTCCCCGTCGTAATCAAACCACTCGGCAATGTAGCCGTCGCCAAAGTAACTATGGATGACGGACTCCACAGCCCACTTGGTCCCAAGGTGCCGGTAAACATCCATGGAGTTTTTGATCAGGTCGCGCTTGGTGTCCAGCGTAGCGCCCATGTCATACCACAGGACGTTAAGCTCTACGGCCAGCTCGTCAAGCTCACCCTCGGCCAGCTCGTCGATATGGTCCCAGGTGGTCAGCACCTTCATGGATTCGGCAAGACTCGGAACGATGCTGTCAAGGCCGTTTGAGAGGCCAATGACGGCACTGTCTTCCCGCATGAACTGAGGCAGCAGTTTCCTGAAGTCGAGATCAGAAAGTTTCACCGTTCAGTCCCCCTTATCCTACGATAATGGCGTGGGTAACGGTCACGTTCCCGGACAACTTCGCAACCTCGTTCTTGCCGACAGCGGTATAGACCGGGCCGGTAATATCCATGCGGAAAGCGCCGGTCAGCTTGTACTCGGCCAAAGACGTGAGAATCAGTTCCCGCAGCTTGTCGGGGTTTACGTCCCGGTCAAGGGCGGACTGCTGCCATTCGTTGTACTGGTCAATAGCCCCGCCGTCGGCCTCAATAAGCTGGATGGTAGACGCCTCGCTGTCCTTGGTCGTGTAGTATTTGAGGTTGACCGTGTAGTCAACGGTATCAGGTACCTTCGCCGTTACGGTGTCCGTCATGGGCCGCACGTCGTCCTGGGAGACAGCCGCCTCGATCTTCTCCAGGGTTTCCTCGTCGGGCAGCTGACCGCCCTTCATAAGCGCGTAAATATCCACGACGTTGGCGCTGGGCACGTCAATGGACACGTCGATAATGTCAGGATCAGCAGACAGCGCAAAGTACCTGTAAGCACTCTCCGGCCCCGCCGTGGACAGCTTGGCATAGGACAGGCTGATACGCTCCCGGAATCTGTTGTCGCCCTCCTCGGTGTACGGCTCCCCATCATCTCCACCAGTCGAAATCGTGGTGTTTTTGGCCGATGCAATATAGGGGATCAGGTCAACCAGCGTCCCGATGGTTCCGGGAGTAAAGCCGTTGTAATTACTGCCGCCCTCCGTGCAGACGCCCAGCAGGTCAACGTAGGTCTCCCCCGCCTGCAAAACTGCAGTTTCTTGGGTGGCGAAATATACACTACCGTCGGTCGTCACGCGAGTTCCAGCCGGGATGATGACATTTTCCTGCAAGGCAGCATCCACAGCAAACCGGAAGGTCGCATGGGCCTGCGCCGGGGCGGCACGTTCCACTCGGTAAAACATGTCCCCGATAGCATCCAGGACGTAGCCACGGGCGTTCTGCAACGTCCGCTGCTTCATTTTGTCGTTGAACTCGTTGTATAGGGATACCAGGACAGCAACCATGGCCTCGCCGAAGATCCGGCGCTCGTCGCCTGGGTACAGAGGCTCGTCGCAGTAGTCCATCAGGTTCCCCACAATAGCGGTGTAGAGCTTTGCGCTGTCAGTCTCCACGAAATTATAGTCTGTCGCCATGCGCGTCACTCCCTTCGTCAGATTTCAGTCACGGCAGCGACGACCTGGAAGTCTCCACGCTCACGGTCCAGCCCGTAAACGTCCAGGCTGTCAATCTGTGCCCGTGGCTCATAGTTCTCAATGCAGAACTCAGCGTCCTGCAAAATTTCTGCCTCTGCATCCAGAGCTGGCTTGTCCAGGCTGCGGGCGTCAATGCCTTTGATACGTTCATAGGGGTTTTCGCCCCGGAATATTCTCAGCAGATTCTCCGCGCACAGGGCAACGTCTCCATTTCCGTGTCCCTTCATGGCTACCGTCCCCCTTTACTTCTTCTTCGTTGACTTTGACGACGTTGTAGGCTTCGACGTTATAGCCTGCGTCTTCTTACCAGCCTTGGTCGATGCAGTAGTCTTTTTGCTGGCAGACGCATTGGTTGTTGTCGCCGTGGAGTATTCCTCGAATTTCAAGGAAATTGTGCAGCCAATCATTTCCCCAGCCGGGGTAAACATGGTGTCTGAGACATCAAAAGACTTTAGGGTGAACTTCGGCCCAAACTGTTTGCCGTTCAGCAAAAACGGCCAGGTTTTGCCGATCTGCGCTTTCCATTCGGCTATCTGGCCCAGTGGATCAGTGCCCAGGGCGCGGAGATACCGCGTGGACAGCTCCAGCGGTTGCAGCTCCAGGCCCTGCGTATTGGTCGGCGGCGTTCCGGAAGTGTCTGAGTTGGTATCAGACTTGAGCGCATAGCTTGTTTTGAAGTCTTCCAGGGCCACGACCTTAGAGGCAGAGATGATAAAACCTTTCGGCCCCCATCGTGCAGTGTATCCCATAATGTCCCCCCTTACTGCGGCCCGGACGTGGAACCGCCGCGAGAGTCTGTGTGCGTATGACTGCCAAGGGACACACCGCCAGCGGACACACTGCCACCAGATACCGTGCCAGAGACCACCACAGCAGCCGCAGAGAGTGTCCCGGAGATTGTGACACTGCCAGCAAGGTCATGGTTCCAAGAGCCGTCCAGCGCCGCCAGGACAAGGCCGGTGCCGTCCGGGAACGAACAGAACACGATCTCTTTCCGGGGTTTCATAGTCCCCAGCAGGAAAAATGGGACGGTCAACGGCTGCGTCACAACATCGCCGGATGTGGCTGGGATAACCGTGACCTTTTTCCCTCCGTCCAGGATGGACGAAACATAACCTTTGTCGATCATGGTCAGTATCCCTCCAATGGCTTTCTGAAAAATAGCTTGCTCTCTCCCACGCCGTAGTCGTGCCGGACGTGGTAAAGGAATACAGGGCCGTTCCAGGACGGCGCCCGTTGGTTGACGAGCTTCGCCGTGGATGCAGCAGCATACCCAGCAGCAACCCCAGCGGTGCGGACGTATCCGGTTTGCCCGTCCTTGTTGGCGTCTCTCAGCAGATTCTTGGCGTAGCGTTCCGCCTCTGCGTTTGAACCTATGGTCATATCACCACAGACAGGGCGTAGGATGCGGCTTACTCCATTCCCAGCGTCGAATTTGCCGGAGTAGTCGCCGGACTCCACGATACAGGACCCGTACAGCTTGGCCCGTGCGTCGTTGTAGCGATAATCACCGTCAAGGGGCAGCTCCAGACTCTCGACAGGGGCTACGGCCTCCATAGCCGCCGCGCCATAAAGGACCAGGGCTTTGTCGTATACCAGGAAGCCGCAGCCCTCTTGGACAGCTACGCGGTGCAGGAAAGCAAAGTCGCTTTTGGCTTGCAGCAGGTAGGGAAAAAGCTGGTCCATCACGTTGTAGGACTGGAAAGCCAGCCCGTGACGGCCCGCGATTTCTTTCCCAATCTGGAGTAAACGGACCTGGGACCACGCCTTGTTGGTGACCTCCATAGCAGACGGCGGCGCAGACATAGCCTTGATGGTATACAGGCCATTTTCGGCAATGCAGGACCGGACGAACATCGTCCCGGTGGATGCGGGGCCATAGTCAATACGGATCTCGTCACCTACTGCTGGTGCCCATCCGTCCCAGAGTTTAGCTGCATCGTTGAAGCGAATGTCCAGGGTATCAGCCTGCCCGGCCGCGTACATGTCGTGAATACAGCGGTTGATGGAGATGTCAGACGTTACGTCTACCCCTTTGTAGGTGACCTTTATCATGTGTTTCGCCTCCAGGGCGGCAGGGTCTCCGGCGTGTCCACGGTATCCATGATAGGGATACGCAAGGTGACACCCGCGTCGAAGATCAACGTGTCGCAGTAATCCAGGTTGGCTGAGATAATGCGAGAGGCCAACTGCTCGTCGTTGTAATACCAGAGCGCAAGGCCGTCGAAGGTATCTCCCTCGACAGTCTTATGCTCCCGATAGTCAATGATCTCAGGCATAGACTGTTTCCTCCCTCTCGCTTATCAGCTCGTCCAGCATATCCATGAACTCAGGGTAAGACTCCCGGATAGCTGCCACGATGTCGTCCTTCTTCGCGTTCCCTTGTACCACGATGTTTGGGGCGAAATTTACGCCGCCCAGGTCAACGTAGGTCCCAGAGGCTCCGCCGGTCAGGGAGAAAGCATCGTCAACACCGAGCATTTCACCTGCCTTTGCCCAGTACGCTAGGTTTTGGGCGCGGTATTTCTTGTTAAAAGAAATGACCGCCTCTGTGCCAGCCTCACCGGCGATAGACGGGCCGCTGGTAAAGCCACCAGACGCAAACTTTGGAAGTTTGATACCGGATATTTTGTCTTTCAGGCTGCCAATCTTTCCAAACAAGCCGCTGATTTTGCTCTGTACGCCACCTATGAAATTCACTAACGCCCTGAACGGTGCAGTCAAGATGCCTGTCAGCGCAGACCACCCACTGGAAATGGTGGACCTGACGCCACTGACAAACGAGCTTGCCCTCGCTTTTATTGCATTCCAAACATTTATCACAGCGTTCTTGACACCGTTCCAGATGCCGGTCACAACGCCAACGAGACCACTCCAGCCTGAGCGGATGGCATTGGCGACAGCTTGAATCGCGTTAGTAACCGCCGTGGCGATTTGGCTCCAGGCGTTTTGAACAGCCTGCCAGACTTCCATCGCTTTCTGTTTTACGATGTCCCAATGGGTGTACAGGACCACCACAATGGCAATGACAACAGCGATGGCAGCCACAATCGCAAGCGCTATACCGATAACAGGCAGCAGCGCCGCATTTGCGAGCATTTGAATGCCGGTATAGATTGCAACAGCAATGGTGACCGCCGTGATTCCAGCTGCCAGGACAGCCAGCGCAGCAACAAGCGCCTGCACCACGGCAGGATGCTCTTGCATCCACTGGATCGCTTGCTGTAACTTCTCGCTCACCGCTTGGATAGCAGGGGCAACAGCATTGAGCAGCTGCGTCTTCAAGTTCGTCCACGCCGTTGTCACGGGTTCAATCGCCGCGCCAAGCTGTGCCTGGGCAAGCTGAGCGTCTGCTGCCGCCCTGTTCGCGTCCATCAGGCTTCCGGCGCTCTCCTCGTACTTGGTGGCCGCGTCGCCGTATAGCGCGGTCAGGGTCTCAGTAATAAGGGCCTGCCGTTCCTGCTCGTTCGAGCATTTGGACAGGGCCACGTTGAAAGCGTCCTCGGCGGTCGTTACATCCTCAGACATATACTTCGAGAACATAGACGCCGCCTCACTTGACCAATTCAATGCATCGGCGAGAGCCGAGGTCACGGTGCCCGTCTTGGCCGACTCGCCCGCCGCCTCCGCGAGGGATTCGACCGGAAGGGCGTCTTGATAGGTTCCCCAGACGCCGGTTGTGATCCTCACCCATTTATCCAGGTCTTCCTGCGACTTGGACATTCGGGAGATGTTGTTCGCGGCCTCGACTGCTCGGTCGTCCTCGCCGAAGACGGCATACAGCTCTCGCCATGTGTTCGTTGCTGCCTCCGTGGAGAATCCAGCTCGATCATAGGCGGTTTCGAGTGTGGACATATCCTGCCGGAACTCCCTGGTCTGCTCGGACAGGTCGAGTAAGGCTTTCCCAGCATCGACAGCCGCGCCGATCAGCTTTTGAAACCCGGCTGAAACCAGGTTCGCCATTGCACCCTTGAGGACAGTGAAGCCCTCTTTTGAGTTTCGGGCAGCATCGTCAACGTCGTCCAGATTGTCGTCAAGGTCTCCGGTCGAGTCGTCGGCGTCGTTAAATCCGTCCGCAAGGTCGCGGGCAGCCCGTTCAGCCGCTTCCAACGAGCTTTTGTTCCGGTTTAGATCACTGGACAACTCCTTGATCTTGTCAGCCAGTTCGCGGGCCTGGTCTGACCCCTCTTCTCCGGCCAGAACATAGGACGCATATTGTTTCTGAGCCGCCTTTAGCTCTGAGCTTTGGTCCTTGATCTTATCCGCAAGTTCACCAATAGCGCCACCGGATTCCTTTGCCGCAGCGTCCAGCTGGTCCAGCCGTTTGACAGCCGACTCGATGGCGCTTCTCAGTCTCGCGTCAATATTGCCGCTTATTCGTATTGTAGCTTCAAGCTCTTTTGACACGGGATCACCTTCTTCTATGCGGTTTCTTTGCCGGTTTTACTTTTGGCATCCGCTTCTTCCGCTCCTTTTCGTCCTCTACCGCCTCGATGTACTCGGCGATGAAGTCAGTCACTCGCTTTCGCTCAAGGTCTGTGACTGGGGTGTGGTAGGCTTGGGAGTAGTCCCGGATGGCTCGTCGGAGTTGCTTGGCGTTGCATCCTCCGATTTCAGCAAAAAATTTCGGCCCACCGCCATGATGTCAATGAGGTCGGTGCCGTGAAGACGCTCCAGGTCGGTAAAATCGCACTCAGGCGTCTTGGCAATGATGCTTGCAAAGCCAAGATACAGATGCAGGCCGAAGTCGAACTCCACCGCCGGGGTGATGGTCACATTTTTCAGCCCTGCTGCAGCTTTCCGCTTGGCCTCAGCCTCGGTGAACAGCAGGGCGGTGATCTCGTTGGTGTCATAGGCAAGGGACTCATGGGTCTTGCCGTTGATAACAATAGGGTTGTGCAGCTTAAAAGTTCCGTTCATTGGTTCGGTTCCATCCTTTCGTCAGTATGTAAAAAGCCCCGCCGGTGTTCCCATCGGCAGGGCTTTTTGCTTAGAGCATGGAGCTGATATTCCCCATGTAGTCTTTGCCATATACACGGCAGATACCGGCCAGCCGGTCAATCAGCCATGCCTCTTGGCCGTCCTGCACAAGCTGGTATCTGGTCACGGTGTAAGTCAGCTCGTTCTCGCTGGCCTCACCGGGGGCAAGCCCCACCTCTGGCAGCACGGTGGACATACACCGCAGGAACGCCTTGCAGCCGATGTGGGATACCTTGCCGTTGGCGTCGGTCACGCTCTGCACCCAACGGACCTCGATGGGAAAAGCGTCAAAACTCAGCATGGAAGACAGGCCCAGGTCGGTGCCGATCTTGGTAATGGAAAGTTCCATATTCTCCAGCAGTTGAGGAATAGGGACGCTCATGGTGCCCATGGCCTGCACGTCTGCGGTGGTGGGCGTCACAGCGGGCAATGTCAGCTCTACGTCTTTTGCGACGAGCTTGTTGTTCGCGTAGACGGTTTCGGCCACTACGGGGCCGGTAACATTTACGAATGCCATTGTTTAACCCTCCTCTCCGATAAAGCTGCTGAATCCTTCGGACGAATAGGCCACCTTCATGGTGCCGGACTTGAAGGGCGGCGTCGGGGTAGACTCATAGCTCCAGACAAAATTGCCCTGGACCAGCTCGTCAGTGGAATTGTCGTCTTCGTCGAACCGAACGACAGGAGTCCCGATCAGAGCACCCATAGAGGCCAGGGCGTCGGCTTTCTCCTGCTCCTGGTTTTTGATTGTGTCAGCCATGGCGCGAGTCATGGGGCTGTCGATGGTCAGCGCCCAGTCCTTCTGGAACGAATTGGACTGGTGCATCATCATGCGGATGGACACGTCGAAGATCACGCGATTGTCAGTAATCGCGCCGTGCTTGAACGCCGCAGTATGGGGCCCCCAGAGTACCCACTGGCCGCCGAAAAATACGATGGTGGAGATACCATTTTGGTTCAGGTCGTTGGCCCGCTGCTGGTCAAAGCCGCGATTCGTGGCCGCCGCGCCGAAATACTGCTTGACAACGGGGACAGCCTTGTTGGAGGCAGACTCCATGGGCACCCCGTCGTGTTCGGTATCCACAAGCATCTGCCGCCACGCCCACAGGGTAGAGGCGTGAATAATGCGGCCAGAGCTATCCTTGCCCTGGGGCCAGCACACCTTTGCCCGTTCGCTGGTGTAGCCGTTGGTATCCTTCCAGGTGTTGGCCTTTTCAATGGTATCAACAGCGGTGTTGGAATCCATGAGAGGAATGTCTACGACGGCCATAGCATCCCAGTGCCCATTGATTTTGGTCGCTGCCTTGACCATGGCGGAGTAAACGTCCTTCTTGTCGCTCCAGCCAGGGGCGGCAATCAGGTTGGGGATGATGTTAAGATCCTGATACACCAGGGACACGCAGCCTAGACCGGTGTACACGCCTGCGGCAGTCACGCCGCCAACGATGTCATCCTTGTCAATGTTGGTAGTGTCGATCTCGCTGAAAGTACAGCTGACAGAGCCGGTGATCTCAGTATCGCCCAGGCTCTCGATAATGACCTGGCCCTTGGTGAAGTCGTAGTCGATGGAGAAATCCACGCCCTCGACCTTTTCAGCCAATACCAGGGTATCCAGAATGATGGTGGTGCTGTCGATGGTAGCCCGGCCATTAGCAAAGGTGAGCTGCTTCGTGGTCTCAGCACTCTTCTTGTGGGTGGCAGGGTTGAGAACATTGATAGCCACGATGGGACCGACGTTCTCTTCGCTGTCGAAGTGCAGGGCAAAGGCTTCGCAAAGCGTGAACTTCGCCCAGTCTGCCGCATAGCCCATCAGCCGCTTTACTGCGGACAGGCTGGACAGATATACCGGTTCATTTACGACACCGGCGGTCGCATAGCCCCGGACAAGGTTTACCGGGGCGGTACCAACGTAGACGGCGACAGTGCCAGCGGAAGACGCAGGCTTCCCAATGCTTGCCGAAAACTCGCCGTAGGTACCGTGTTTGTATACTGCCATTGGTTTTCCTCCTTACAGGAATTTTGAAATATCCGCCATGTTTCGGCGCAAATCGTAGTTGACGGAAAAAGAGCACCAGGCAAACCACAGCGGATAGGCGTCGATAATAGCTCCTTCCTCGGTCAAGGGACCGAACTTCATTGGGACGCTGCGGTCGATAGCATAGCCGCCGACGTTCGTCGTGCTGCCAAGTGCCCGAAGAGCAATGTCAACGAAGTTCCAGGCATCCCGCCAGCCCCCAGCACTGCGCTGGAAATAGGCGTCTGCCTCCGGCCCTGTCCACCGCTGCGCTTTACCTTCCTCGCCAGGAAGCAGTATATCCGCCCCATGTACGCCAGGGTCCCAGACCGAAAAACAAAGCTGCATCCCGATACTGCCCTTGCTGCCTGCCGGGCTTTCGGCCCCCTCCAGGAACCGGACACAAACGGACGGTATCGGGGACAGGATACCAGGCGGGGCCTTGTCCTTCGCCGGGACGAACAGCGGAAAAGCCGCAGGGGTGACAAGCTTGTACTCATACCCGGAGTCGGTCGGGTCGGTATCATTCTCTGGCGGCGCTTTGAGCTTGATTTGAGCACAGATGTTCTCACGGACCCAATCCGTGACGCTATCCAGGATGTTCACAACGGACATTCTGCTTGCCTCCCTTACACAACAATGGTCTCCCGCAGGACTACCGTAGAGACGCCCATGGCCTCGCTGTAATCATCGACCAGGCACTCCCGCCCGTTGATGTTCAGGTTACTGCCGGGGGCCAGGTTTCGGGGGAGGTCCTCGGTCCGCGCATAAAACTGCGTGGCGCTCTCTGCAATGGCAAGCTCCTGGCTCCCTTGGCGGGTTTTCAACTGGTCGTTGTCGATGACAATGGGGATCTCTTTGCCCTCTACGGTTGCGGTCTCGCCGAAAAATTCAAGGTCAAGAAATATGCCTCTGTCAGCGGAGACAGAATCTTTGAATCCCATTATTCCACCGCCTCGGCAGGGTCAAAGTCGGGCAGTTCCATGCCGTCGTCCTCTGCTTCGTCGGCGTCGTCCTCGTCGATCTTCTCCGCAAAAAAGGCGTCCAGGGTGGCCACCATATCAGCCTTGGTCATGCCGACCTTGAAATGCAGGCCGCAGTCTTTCCCGATCTCCCGCAGCTCGTCGGCTTTCATGTCAACGCTGTACTCAGGGATCTCGATGTCAGGCTCAGGGCTTTCGTCGAAGCCGATAGGTGCAGAGGCCCCCGCATGGGAGACCTCTGTCACCTCGTCCACGAACGCTGCGACGCCCTTTGCCACAAGCTCCGCCTCCTGTCGGGGAGTCAGAGAGAACGGCTTGGAATCGCTGTTCTTGGCAACGACTCTGCCGTCGATGTAGTGGCCATATACACCACAGACGATCTTAATCATGTGTTTTTGCTCCTCTCGGTCCCTCAGTCCAGCACGGTGGCAGAAATGAAGGGGTTCTTGGTACGGGGTACCAGCAGGGGCTTGGAGGCCAGACGCAGCTCGCGACCCTTCTTGTCGGACCAGTAGCGAGGCACACGGCGGCCCATGTAGCTGTGGAAAGCACCGTCAGCCTGCTCGGTCTGGGTCACGCAGCCATAGAGGGCGCGGCCAGCACCGGGGGCAGTCACGCAAATCTGCTTTGCAGGAACATAGGCGGTGATGGTGCCGGTGGTCTCGTCCTTGTAGGTGCCGTCATAGGTGATGAGGTTCAGGCGATGACCACGGACGTTCAGGATACCCAGCAGGGCAGCACCGTCCTGCATGAGCTGAGGCGCGATCTGACCGGCGTCGTAACGGTTCAGGTCCATCAGCTTCTTGATGGTCTCGTCGTTCATCAGCGCGTCGGCGGCGTCGAAACCCAGCAGTACGTCGGTGGCAGCGTTCCCGGCGGTGGTCAGCTGGCGGGCTATGACCAGCAAGTCGGCCATCTTATCAGAGCCGGTCGCGCCCCACTTGGTGCCAGGGGTGTAAGTGGCGGGGTTGGAACCCTCAGTGTAGAACTTCATCACATACGCCTTGGACTTGCCGGTGGTGCCGTACTCGTCGGCCCACTGGTTCAGGGTATAGCCGTTCTCGAAGATGCACTTGGAAGCGATGTACTCCTCACGGTTGGTGTGCAACTCGTCCAGCTCGGTGAGGTCTTGGGCCAGCAGCTGTGCCTGCCGCTGCTCAGGGGTGATATTGCTGAACAGGTCCTCACCGAAGCCCTTCTTCCGCAGGTCATCCTCGGACAGGTGGCGCTTGGGTGCCACAAGGGGCGGCTCCATGCGGAAGGTCTTGTAGCCGTTACGGCCAACGGTGATGCCGTCGTGGCCATCCACCACAACAGGGGCCATGGCTCTGTTGGTACCGTCGCGGTACTCAATCAGGACCTCGTCGGTGGGGAACAGGTCACCCGCACCGGTGGGAAAATAGCGGTCACGAAGAAAAGAGTGAACCGGTTCCATCTGCTCAACGGCAGACAGCATGGTTTTGGTTTTATACAGGTCAAATGCCATTTTGTAGCCCTCCCTTACATTGCGTTTTCGAGGTAAATTCCGGCAGCACGGAAAGCCTCGATCTCTGCGGCGGTGATAGTGTGGCTGGATGCGACAGCCAGCTTGTTGGCGTTGGCGTGGCCGGACAGGTAGACAAGCGCCTGCACGTCAGCGTCGGTGCCAACCTCAACGTCCTCGGCCAGGATGCAGTTGGCGGTCAGGGTCTCGTTGGATGCGGCAGCAGTGCCCAGGATCACCAGTTTGCCGTCGCCTGCGGTGCCGCCGGACAGTGCCAGAGCAGTGCCAGCCTTGTAGGTAGCAGCAACAGACAGCTTGCGGATGGTACGCAGGCCAGTGATAACGGGAACGTCAACGCTGTTCCAGATGTTGGCGTACTTCACTTCGCCCATAACTTCGTAGTTAGCCATTGTTTAGCCCTCCTTCTTGTTCTTGGGACGGAAACCGGCAATCATGCTGACTGCCTGGGCCTCGTCGTCCTCTTCTTTTGCCTTGGGGTCGCCGCCGGTAGGATCAGCAGCCACAGCAGCAGCACCGGACTTGGCTGCATCGTCCTCCAGGTTCTTGACGACAGTCGCGCCGATAGCAGCCTGGGCCTGCATAGCCTTGAAAGCCAGCTGCTCGGCGGTCAAGGGAGTGTCGCCGTACTTAGCGGCCTTGACCAGCTCCTTGTCGCCAATGGCGGCCTCGATAGCCTCAATGCCCTGGATGCGGGCGCGTTCGGCCTGGATGCCGTCGGCCTTTTCGGATGCCTTGGCAGCAGCCTCGACCTGAGATACCAGGTCGGGATAAGCCTCTCGCAGGGCTTCCATAGTGGTGATCTTGTCCATGTTCTTGCCTCCTGTTTTTGTTTTTGCACTAACCTGCTGGGCAGGCGGTACACTGGGTTCCTGGGCGTTTTTGCCCACAAAAATAGCGGCCTGCGCCGCCGTCATAGTTTTGATGCCAGTAGGATAGGCACCCATGCCACAGGCGGACATAGCCACACCGTTGGACACGATGAATCTTTTGTCTGGGGACAGGCTCATGCTGACCTTGCCCCCACTGTCGATGACCTCATCGGCATAGCCAGCATCGACAGCCTCTTGGCCGGTCATCCAGGTTTCTTTTGCCAGGGCGCTCTTGATGGTGTCCGAGTCAATGCCGGTAGCCTCGGCATAGGCGGCGATAGCTGTCCGATTGTGGGCATCCAGCCGTTTCATCTCAGTTTTGAGGTCCTTCGTTTGAAAGTAGCCAATCAGCAGCGCTGCGGCCTCGTGGATCATCAAGCAGCTACCGGCGTTTACCTTCCTGGGATTGCCAGCCTGGAAGATGACGCTGGCAGCAGAGGCAGCAAGGCCGTCGTTGATGGTCACGACGTTGGCCGGAAGCTCTTTCAGCCGGTTATAGATTGAGACACCAGCGTACAGACTTCCGCCCACGCTGTTGATGTGGACGGTGATGTTGTCCTTGGTCCGCAGGCCGTCCAGGTCTGCAAGAAAGTCGTCCAGGGCAATGAAATTGCCGGGGATAGGCTCACCTGTCCACCAGTCCGTGGGGTGTTCCTCTACGATCTCACCATACATGTTGATTTCGGCGTCATTGTCGCCCACCATGTTGATGGTGTAGGGTCTAAACGGGATCGTTTTGCCCATCGGGTTTTTCCTCCATTCCTTCGTTGTCGTCGGGCGGTTCTGTGGGTTCCACAGGTACAGCCTGTGTCGGCTGGGCGTTCCCACCGGTCGCCGCCCTCAGCTGCTCGTTTTCCGTGGTCAGCTTGTCCACGTTCCGGCTGTACTCGCTGCCGTTCAGCTTGATAGACTCGGCCTCGCGGGTAGAGAATCCATTCTCAACGGCGGTCACAGCAGCAGAAACCTCTTTCGTCGGGTCGAGCTGTCCTTGCGACGGCCCGATCCACTCACTGCCAAGGTACGCCTGCCGGATGATGGGGTCTGTCAGGAATCCAGGCGCAGAGATACGCCCACGGGCCACGGCCTCGGTGAGCCACAACTCGTAGACGGGGCGACAGAAATCGTCTGCCAGCCACTCCCGGCGCATCTTAAATCCCTTCCAGGCTTCCAGCAGGGCCGCCCGCGACGCTGAATAGCTGGAGCTAAACGACATCATCATAAGGTCGGCGGGGATCTCCAGACAGGCCCCTACCTGCTCCACAATGGCGCGGACGAACGTATCAAAGCCGGTGTTCGGATGGGTGGGGCTGGCAAAAGTAATGTCCTCCCCAGGCTCCATGATGTTCATTGCTCCAGGCCCCAGCTCGTACTCGTTCGGGTCCTTGCTCACCTCGTCCTGGTCGGCGCTGATTGGTTCGTTGAATGGCATGTCGTCGGCCCCGGCCTCGGTTTTCACGAACGCCGTAAAGAAACTCTGCACCACGGCGGCCATGATCTCGGCCTCGGTGTACCGGCGCAACTGGAGCAAGGGTTCTATCGCTTGCGCCAAGTACGGGACGCCCCTGTACTGGTCCGGGCGCTCAGAATCCATGATGTGCAGGATGTTTGGAAGCCCGGTACCAGCCCCGTAGGCCGCTACGCGGACCCACTCGGTCGGAGTCCCATCGTATTGATACGGGTAAGTATTGGCGATATGGTAGGCCACAATAGCCCCGTTCCGGTCTACCTCCACACCGTCATAAATGGTGTTGCCGGTCGTCGGGTTCTTGCCCTTCGTCTGGTTGGCAGTAAACAGGCCGCCGCTTGCTGTGGGCGTCCGCACCCGATCCGCCTCCAGCAGATGCAGGCGCAGGGAATAGGGGGCCAGGGGTGTCACCTTGGCCCGCTTGACAAGGGCGAACACGTCCCCGGACATAGGCCAGGACAGAGCAACAAGTTGCTGCATCCCATAGAAATTGTTCAGGCCAGTGGCGTCACAGGTCTGTTTTTTCTCAGCCCAGAGAGCGAACTCTGCCTGCGTCCTACGCTGCCACGCTTCCGCCTGCTCCTTGGTCATCCCCAGGGTATCCCGGTCGATGGTGCTTTTCAGCCAGAGGCCAGAGCCGACAATGTTCGTCCGCTGCCGTTTGAGGGCTGCCGTGGCAATCGGGGCACCCATGTATAACATCCGGCTACGCTGCCGCAGGGTGTAGTTATTCTGGTCAATGTCCTCAGATGGTGCGCCGCTGGCTACACGGAAGCCTTTCAGCGCCTTTTTGGTATAACTCGCCCCGGCCTGAGAGTAGCCCTTCATAACCACGCGAGAGTTGGCGGTGCTTTTAGGTTTGACTTGCGTTCCCATTGCTTCCTCCTTTCTTCGGTTTTATGCTAAAAGCCCACTTGTGCAGGCTGATAACCGACGGAATAATCACCAGTCGCGGGGAATTACAGACACGGCCTTTCGGCGGCGTCCTCCGTTGAGCTGTGACTCCAGCTCGTCGATCTCTTTTTCCAGTTTCGCAATGGTGTCCTCCAGCTGTGGAAGATCAAAGCGCGTCAGGTTTCGGCTACCGATTGCGTATGCCTTGACCTGGCCTTTCAGCAGTGCAATGTACGCTTCCTCGGCAGCAGCAAGGGCCTCTTTTTTTCGCTCAAGCCGTAGCTCCAGCACCGTTCTACTCGCCATGTGTAACCCTCCTACCAATCGTCACCGGCGGACGTCCTGCGTCTGACCACACCACGCCGCCGTGTCTTCTGTTTTAATTCCGTAGAATCCCCAACGCCCCGAAGCCTGCGCTCCACGGCGTCAAGGTCAGGGTCCCAGGACCGGAACGCAGCAAGCGCATAGTTTCGGCAGTCTAGGGCCTCGTTTCGCTCATGCCCCGGCAGCTTCACCCATGCCCAGCGCGTCCGGCCTCGCTCGGACTTCATAACCAGCTTTTCGGATAAAAGCCCATTAAAAAAAGCCACGTCGTAGCCCCGTTGCTCCCCCTTCGGGAAGTGACAGAACTTCGGACCGGCTTCTTGTACTTTCAGGGCGGCGAATATGTCCGCCTTGCCTGCGTCAACGCCCAGGACGTAGAGCCAAGTTTGGCCCACCGCCTTGCCATTGACTATGATTTTGACCTTGCTTGGCGGCTTGGTGAACGGTATTCCGTCCCCGCCCTGGCCTTTTATAGCAAAGACGCGCTTATGCAGCCGCGCCCTGCACTGGGTATAGACGTGCTGTGTCTTATGCCCGCCGCTGTCTACGAACGTCCGGGCTATGGTCAGCCCTCTATCATCCCGGAATCGGTAAACGTGCTCCAGAACGTCGTCCAGCCGTTCCCAAGGCTCGTCATAAGCAGGATCACCCATGATAATGCCCTTTTTGATGCCCCAGGTCTCTCCATAGTGGCCGTGGCCCAAAACCTCGTATTCTAATCTGTCATCCTGCGTGTCTACTCCACAAGTCAAGGCCAGAACGCCCTCTGGAAGTTCCACGGGGGTTCCATCTTCTCGGTGGCCGTAGTCTTCACGGCGGCCAAGCATGGTGTCCTCGTCCTCCAGGTCTCCGCGATCTTCCCACAGCTCCCCAAGCATTGTGTTGTAGACAACCTTTAGGCGCTGCGGGTCCTTTCGAGCAATCAGAAATGAGTAGACCACCTTTGACCACGCCTGCCACGGCGACGAAAAGGCGTTCAGCCAGAACGATCTATGCCCCTTGTCGTAGGCTTCGGGGTTCTCAGCTATCCACTCCGCTGGCTGCCTACGCATTTCGTCCTCGCTGGACAGGCAGCCGCACTCCGGGCAGCTCCACGAAACAGAATTTACGATGTAATCCTTTTTTCTGCCACTTCCGACGGTCTCAAAGTCGAATTTGATGTTGTCGAAAACGATGTTGGAATACTCCCCGCAGTGCGGGCATTTATGGCACCAGCGTTCCCTTGTGCCCTCGTTGAACGACTTGGCAATGGGGCTGGTCTCTTTATCCGTCGGGGTGGATACATCCACCATTTTGGAGTTGTAAAACGTCGTCGTCCGGGCCTCAGCAAGCGCCCAGGGGTCGCCCTCGGTCCCTGCCGATAAAGCCCACCTGTCGCGCTCGTCGCCAAGGACGTACTTCGCCGGGGTAGAGGCCAGGCCGCTGGCGCTGTTGGAGCCTACGATGGTAAGCATCCCGCCAGGAAAGCTCTTTTGCAGCATGGTATTACCACTGTCCCGGCTCTTGATGTCCGCGACCTTCGTCCGCAGCGTCAGGCTATCCCGGATCATCGGCGCTATACGCAGCCGTGAGAATTTTTTCGCGTCGTCAACCGTCGGTTGGATGTATAGGATTGAGCCGGGGTCCTGGTCGATGATATAGCCGATGATGTTCAGCTCCAGCTCGGACTTGCCGACCTGAGATGAAGCCACCAAACTGATTTTTTCGACCTTCGGGTCGGTAAAGGCGTCCATGATTTCTACCAGGTACGGGGTCCGGGCATTGCGCCACGGGCCAGACTCGGCACTGTTCTCCCTGGACAATACCCTGTGGGCCTCTGCCCACTCAGAAACGGTTAGGTCGGCAGGGGGCGTGTAGTTTGCAAAGGAACGGGCAAAGGTCCGATCAACGGAACGCATACGACGTTTTTTAATCGTCGTCGTCTCCCTGTCGCTCATTCCAGCCCTGCCTTTCCATCACTCGCTCTTTGTATTCGTCAGGGTCGTACCGATATGAGGCAAGCCGCCCAAGGATGTTGTATACTTCCTGTTTCATGCGCTCCGCAGCCTCCGGCGCGGACTGTATCGCGGCCATATCTACGGCCACCTTACCAGGCAGCGCCATAAGCATGGAGCGCAAAAACATAACGTGGTCCGTCGTGATAGCCTCAACGTCAGACGCCCTGTGCAGTTCACCTTTCAACTCGCGTAGCTCCAGCTCGGCCATTTCCGCCTTAGCGACCTTGATTCGCTTCTCGGCCTCCAGCTTTGCTGTTGCCAACTGTGCATCGGTCTGCTTCTTCTCCCGCCCATGTGCCTTGTCGGATAGGTAGGATATGTACGCCTTGATCGTCGGCAGAAGATCATACTTCGTCGGCTTCCCGTGGCCCTTTATGATACCCTCGGCCTTTAGCTGCTCCACTCGGCGGACAGAGACGCCAAATATCTGGGCTATAACAGCCGTCGGTTGTAAGTTGCTCTGTTCTGCCATAAGATCACCCCGCCTTTAGATCATAAAAAACAAGCGTCCTTTCTCTCAGCCATTGTGCTGGCTACGAAAGCGTTTGGTGCTGTCAACCTACACGGAACATCGCAGGTCCGCATATCCGTTACAGCAGCCGCCTTTTTCTCCAGAATATCCTCGTCCATGATGTGGCCAAGGACTTGGTACGGCTTGTGGCAGCAGAACATAATGCCGCCTCGCTCATTCATGGCAATCTGGGACCAGGCAGCCACGCAATCGCGCTCCTGGACGCCCAGCAAGTGCCACTTAAAGTTGCACACAACGCGGCTGTCTATCTCTGTAAAATTATTCACGGCCTGAATAATCTCAGCAGCAGAAGCTCTCGCAGATTCCCCAGCATAGGCTTTCCCACCGGTGCTTTCTTCCGGCCTGAAAACGATGTAGTCAACGTCCAAATCCCTGTTGGCAGAAAAGAACTTTTCCACATCTTCCACAGATTTGACCACACACTGGATGCCCAGGGACGTGCCGGGGCTGTTCTCTCGCTTCCATGCTGCATACGCCTGGATATTTTTTCGTGCGAGCTGGTAATGCCGGACGCCCCGGCGCTCGGCGTAGCTATCCTCGTCCCAACCGTCCAGGCTGACCTTGAGATAGTCAGGTTTGATGCGGACCACCCGATTGAAATTCGTGTTAATTCCGTAGTGGATTCCCTGTGACTCCATCCAGGACGTGATCTTCTCGAAATCTCGGCAGACGGTAGGTTCTCCGCCCCCGGTCAGGATAATGCCCTGCACTCCAAACGATAGCAGCCGTTCAGCATACAGGACAAATTCGTCATAGCCCATCGAGTACGCGCCGTCCTCCAGGTTCCAGCGACGGTATGTGCAGTACGGGCAGCTGTTGTTACAGTAGTTGGTCAGAAACACGTCGGCTGTTATGGGCCTGTGGTCTCCGACGATCCTGTCAATGTGCGACAGCATCTTGTCGCCAGTGATTCCTAGCATCAGTCAGCGTCCTTTCTGTATTTTTCGTCCAGGATTTTAGGGACGCAGCACTCCCAGTTGATCCTGTGGTGGATGCGTTTGTGCTTTTCTCCCATCATGCTGACCTTGATGCAGGACGGCATGGAAATGATAGAGTAAAACGTCTTTAGATACGTCCCACTCTCAGAATATGCCTCAGTCATCCCACCGCTCAGAGATTGTGTCTGCAACTGAGTAATGCAGGCATCCGTGATCGTAAAGAACAGGTTCCCCCGGCTCCCCAGTGTGGTGTATGCCGTGACATCCTCGTTCATGGTTCCCCGGAACTCTATCGGGCAGTCAGTCCGGCAGAAAAACGTGTTCATGGCTTTTCGCATCAAGCGTTGCTCATAAGCTCCACCGGCCAAGCCTCCAATGTAGTCACCACCCTGGGCAAACGCCACGGTCAGCGCCCCGGAAGAATCCAGAAAGTCAATCATGGCCTCGAATAGCGTCTCCAGGTCTTTCCCTGTGGGCGTCAAGTGGGCCAATTTGCTGCCGTCAGGATACCGAAGCATGAAACCGGAGTAATCATCGTCCAACTGGAGAAAATACGTCAGGCCAAGCTCTCGCGCAATTCGGAAGCTCTCGTTCCGGGCGTACAAGATAGCTCGATGCTCGTCGAAATTGTCCATGGTGTCAGTTCTGTCGGCAGCAGCAGCCTTGCAGAATGTGACGACGTGATCCTTCCCGAATTTCTCATAGTAAATCGGAGCCATGGCGTCCTCGTCGTCGATAATCAGGTACCAACGTCCTCTGTACCCCTGCCGCTCCAGGGTCCTGAGCGTGACTACGTTATCAGCCCTGCCATGTGTCAAGATAAAGACAGCAAAGTCGTCACGCATCGTCAGCATCTCCGTCAGCAAGAATGTCTTTAACAACTTTGGACAGGTCTGCATAGCCGTTGGCAATCGCCCTGTCAACGTCGATGATCACAAGGGCCGAGTCTTCCATAAGCCCCTGCATCGCAGGGCTGGCGGCGGCATAATACTCGGCAATGTTTCGGTAATTAAAAACGACGTGACGCATGGCAGCGAGTTTTAGGAACTCCCGTTCCTCTTCGCTGATACTTCCGTCGCTCTCGATGTCGTCCAGCAGGGCCAGGGCCTTTGACTGGTCAAACAGTTCGCTGATTTTTGGGGTCTCCCCGGTAATCTCGTAGTGTGGGACGTCCACCTTTCGGCTGTACTGCTCGGCAGCCTCGGCTTCCTCGGCCACCACCCCAGAGATGAGGCTGGCGATCTCGTCATCCTGAAAGCCGGAAACAGTGGCGTCGTATCCATCCAGTTTCAACTCGGAGAAAATGGCTGCCAGTTTTTCCTCGTCCCATTCGCCGCTGATCTTATTCAGGGCAATGTTCAGGGCCTTCTCGTCCTGCTTGTTGAGGTCCACAACAGCAACGTCGGCCTCCAGGTATCCCAGGTCAGACAAAACAAAAAGACGCTGGTGTCCGCCGATCACAGTACCGTCTTTGTTGACGATAATAGGATCAACGTAGCCAAACGTCTCGATGCTCCGTTTCAGAGCTTCGTACTCAGAGTCCCCAGGTTGCAGCCGTTTCCTCGGATTGTACTCCGCAGGTTTCAGGGTATCAATGCGCCTGCGTTCCTGGTTGATTGCAGCTATGTTTTTCACGGTTGTCCACCTCTTACAGTTCGGCCCGTGGTAACGAAATGGCCGATTTTCAAAATTTCAAAACTAGGCAAAAAATGGGCTCGCGAGCACCACAGTAGCGTTTGACCGTCGGAAGGACCCACGGAAACTCTCTCACGCCTCGCAGAATCGCTTGTGCCGCATTTTTCTTCTCGCGTAGTCAAACTACATTCCCTCGTGTCCCGACGCAGCACAGGGCAGCACAGCGGCCTCGTACAGTGCCCTATCCTTGAGGGGTCCAGGCTCACCAGAATTGCACTGGAGCACAGGGTGGTATTGCCTCGGCTGCTGCCTGGGCTTTCCCCTGCGTGACCCTTACCTGGTTGTGGTCATATATATTCTTGGGAGGAGATATGAGAAATGCCAGAGGGTCACGCCCTCTGTGGTGGCTCCCTGCGGGATTGCACCGCACGTAGTTACCTATACGTTGAGGAGCCATGTAAAAAGAGAAAAAGAAAATAAATAAAAGAAAAAGAGAAAAGCAATCTTCAAGCGAGTGCTTTCCCCCATGCGTCCCTATGTGCAAAGTATTTCTCAAGGGCTGCGTCCTCTGTTATCAGCCCATTCTCCAGACGTGTCAGGTCATGCTCCATCTCGATGTAGACATCCGTGAGCTTGATCTTCATTGCCGGTAGCTTTGTCCTCTGCTCAGCATAGGGCAGCGTGTTCATCATGGCATCGGCCAGCTCTGCCAGCACAATGATGAACGCCCAGACTTCCTTCGCCCCATGGCCTTTGAGCCATGCGCCAACAGCTGACACAGTAGCAATGGACAGGATGATCTTGAGCCATAGAGTTATACGCATAGCCCTCTTGGCCTTTGTCTCCACCTGCTTGATCTCTTGCATGTATTGTGCTAGCGTGAGCCTGTACTTAGTCTTGGTGTCCTCCACGTTCCACCTCCTGCGAATAATATCCGCAGGCGTAGCGCTTATTATTCTGGGGGTTCTATTTCAGGATCAGCTTTAGGTTTTGCTGTAGGCGCTTCTCCAACCCCTCGTTGATTGCCCTCTCGATGTTGTCCTTGGTTCTGTCACTGGATACCATCTGAGGCAAAGATACAGTCTTGATGACCTCCAGGTCTTTTCGGTTCGTGCTCTTGCGCTGGAATGGGATGGAGCCACCCCCGCCATTGCCCAGCAGCATGATGGGAGAATGGTCGCTCGACTTGGTTCCTTGCCGTCGGAAGTTCTTCCCGATCTGTTTCCGTTGCTTCTTCGTGAGCTTCTTCACCTTGCCCAGCGTGGACTTGCTACCCTTGAGGATAGAGGCTTTCAGGGTATAGCCCCTATTCGGTGGCGCGGCCTTGGGTGTCATACCAAAATGCGTGGGGGTCAGCACCCGGCCAGTGTAGACGACCTCTATCGAGTCTATCGTCTCGCCTCGGACGTGGACACCACCGGCTTTCTTTCCACCCTTGCCAGCCTTTGACGGAGTGATCTCGCCCTTCTTGATTCCGTAGACTGCGGCGACCTCAGTCGCTACCCAACCGGGAACACGGGTCCGCATATCGGACATTGTTCGTTTGATGCACGTCTCGGCCCCTTTACGCACCCCCCGGATTTCCTTGAGTACAGTTCCGTAGTTCTCGATACCAGAGCTTCCCCCCATGCTATCACTTCCAACAGAAAAGGCCGCGACAGGTTTCCCCGTGCGGCCTTGCTCCGATGGTTGTACTATACCACGCAAATAAGATTACAAACAACCACAAAAGCTATCATTTACTATCATTTCGATTTCGATTTTCTTATCCGACGCCAAGCTCTCGCCGGAGTGCGTTTTGCAGGACGGCGGACACATTCAGCCCTGCCTTGTCTGCCTCGGCGTTCAGCCAGCTTGGCAGAGACACGTTACGCCGGACGGTCCGCATATCGTTCTGCCTGCGGTACTCGGTAAAGTCAACATCGACGAAGGACACAACGTCCCCAGGCTTATGCGCTACACTCTCAGAGGCTTCCGGCAGGGATTTCCCTTCGTCCTCCATATCAATTCCCATGATCCCCATGGCGTCCCGCGCCATTTCGATTGCCTCCGCCAGGTCGTCACCCTGGGAGTTTATATCGAAGTCCGGCATATAGGACGTAAAGCCACCCTCTGCCGCAGGGGTAAAGATAACAGGATACGCCTTTTTCATACGCTTCGTTCCTCCTTGTTGGATGGTGTAGGGGGTGGAGAGGGCTTATTTCAGCCCTCTCCGTTTGATGATTGCTTTTGCAAGGTCTTCTTTGATTTCGCTCTGTCTGGAAATCGGCTCGTTCTCTCGCCCGTTGGTGTAAATATCATGGTTTCCACCATTGCGCTTTAGATACCAACCGTTTTTCTCCAGTAGCTTTATCAAGTCTCTGCGTTTCATTGTCTGTCCCCCTTACATTTACTATTATACACACTCAATACACAAAAGTCAACAATTTTGTGTGTATTTGGTGTGTATAAAATCAGGACATAAAAAAAGACGCCCTGGCTGGGCGTCCCTTTCAACTCGTAATGTTGTTCAGTGCTCTCGTGTGGAGCCGGTAGGTAGCTACCATGTGGCGCTTGTCGTCATCACCGAACAGTTTCAGCGCAACGTCTCGCCAGGGCAAGTGCCGTATGTAATTGCCCTCCATGTATCGGAGTCTCAAGACTTCTCGCTCCATCGGGTCTGCGACCGCGTAAATAGCCTGTTCGATGGTCTCCATCTCTGCCAGGGCCGCCTCGATCTGCGGCATAACGCGGTCCTCATACTCCATGCGGCGAATGATAGCTCTCTCCATGCGGTCCCCAGAGCCGGGGCTGTGCTGTGACCCGTCGCTTTCTCGCATAGCTGGGATTTTCTCGTCATTTCTCATGCGGGCCAACCTCTCCAGCTGGTTGTCTACCTCCAGCCTGAGAGAGATGTAGGACGCCAGGCGCTCTTTTGTCATCTTGTCTTGTTCCTGCATGAGTCTCCCTCCGAATTATTTCAAAGATTGGTTCAAAACATCGCCAGCTGCTCGTCGGCTGGCATTTTCGTGATGGTGATCTCCACTCGCGGGTTTTGCGGGTCGTATAATACCCGGCTGCCGTCGTGGGCCACAACGATTCGGCTGTTATCATCGGCCAGGATACCAGTGGACACAAGCAGGTCGTCGATAGTTGCCAGCAGGTTCAGACCGTCCACGATCCGCCGCGTTTTCATGTAAAACATACACCGGACATTGACGGGGCAGTCGATGGGCTTCGGGGGCAGGGGGCGCAGTTGCCACTTGGCGACCTCGGCAAATTCGTCGTGCGCTTTGCTCTGTCGGACCCACTGCTTTTCAAACTTCTTGCAGGCTGGGCACCGGCGGCCCGATCCTGCAATCATCAGGCTGTTTTTCTTCGTCCGGGGATCTCCCTGGATGATGTATTTGATCTCAGCCATGCCCTGCCCCCCCTGCGGACAACTCAGGCAGAGCCAGACTTGCCGCAATGCTCTGCATCGCCTGGCGCACATCTCCGGGAAGACTCAGCATCTCCCGTTCGCTGGCTGCTCTGGCTCGATAGCTTCTCTGGAAGTTAGACGCCACCACGGAAGAAACGACGTCCGCGTCCATGGCTGCCCATTCTTTGAGCTGGTTCGGGCTACCTACAAGCCGCTGGATCACTGGCGGCAGCGCGTCAAATTCCTTCTTGGAGCCATACGTCCCGTTGCTGATAGCCCGGATCACCAGGCCCCAAGCCTCTGCCTCGGTCATCTGCTCAGGCGTCGTGATTTTTACAATAGCCTCCTTGATTGCCCCAATGTGGGGCGGGAAGCCCTTCTTGTCGTTGGCAATGTGGGCTTTCACGGCCAGGGCCACGACCTCGGCGGTATCATCCCGAAACATCTCTTCCCACAGGGCAACCACACTTTCAGCCTCGTGGCGCGTCATATCGCGGTAATAGGTAGGATAGGCCGCCCGAAGAACGGACATAATAGCAAGTGTCTCTTCTCTGGTCATCGTTTGTCACGCTCCTCGTTCAGCATCTCAAGGAATGGGTTCGAGGTCTGGAAGCCGGTGTTGTTCCGCCCGCCTCCGGCTGGTCTTGGACCAGGGCCAGGCCCCATGTCGTGGTCGTCGTAGTTTCCCTCAAGGATTTTTGCCATATTGCCGTCCTTGATCATCCAGTCAAACGTCGCCGTCCAGTTCCGGTCGTTCCTGCCCTTCAAAAAGCTGCTGCCCTCAGCCTTGACAAACACCTTCTTGAAATCCTCCAGGGTGTAGCCGCTTGTGAACCTGGCCTTGATAGCCTTTTTGCGGCTCTCGCTCATAGTGGTGCATTTCGGAAAGGATGAACACGTCAGGTTGTAGAAATCCTTGATAGCTTCATAGGGAACAGGGGGCCGGGGAGAGGTAGGCGGCTCTGCCGCCGTTTCTTCTTCCTCTCTCTCTATCTCTGTATCTATTCTCTTATCTCTAATCTCTAATCTCTTATCTCTATACTCTTCCCGGACATTGTCCTCGGACAAAAGGGGGACATTGTCCTCGCTTTGTCCTATTTTTGTCCTATCTACTGTCCCATTTCCGACGGAAAGCGCCTCTTTCTTATGTCGCTGGATTCTCTTTTTCTCAGCCCATTTGGTTTCTGCGCCGACCATTTCTTCAATCCCGTTCAACCGGAGAATCCCATTGCTTTGCTCGTAGATCAGGCCCAGGCGCTTATAAAGCTCCAATGCCACGACCACAGTATCAAAGTCGAACCGCGTAACCTCTGCGATTTTCTTCGCGTTGTAGGGGATAATCATTTCTCCAATTCGCCGGGTAAGCTCCCCGCCGTTGTTCGCGGTCAGGAGGCACAATTTTTGATACAGGACTATGTATGCGTATCCGTTGTTTTGTTCGGCCAACCAATCTATTGTGGGGATGTCAAAAAAGTCGGTTTTTAGCTTGATCCAGTAATATTTTTTCGATTTTTCGCTCATGGTGTCGTCCCCTTATGTGTGGGGGCGGGTTTCCCCGCCCCTCTCTGGTGTTATTCTTGCTCGTAGAACTCGGCGAAATCACCGCTGCTGCCGTCCTGGGATTCCTCAGCAGGCTTATACTCGGACTGCTCCACGCGGGCTGCATGGTCGGCCTGGAGCCACAACAGCAGCATCTTCTTGGCCTGGCCCTTGATCTTGGACATGAGCGCGTCGGAGATAATCAGCCGCCCATAGACCCGGACGTTGATCTCGTCAACGAGGAACTGGAACACCAGCCGCGCGTCCTTGGATGAAACGCCCTCGGTCGCCTGGGCAAACATAGCCATTTGGGCATCCGGGACAGCATTGGGGCGGATGGTCAGGGTGATGGGATAGTAGTCAACTGCAAACTCGTGCAGCAGGTTGTTTTCGTCGAGCAGCTTCTCCAGCTTCTCTTGCTGGGCCTCGAACTCGCTGAAATAGTCACGGCTCATACGTTAGCCCTCCTGATTGAAAAAGTCGGCGGTAGGATCAGCGGCAGCAGGGGCCTCTTCGACGATCTCCCCGGTACTCTCGTCCACCACAACGGGTGCAGGCGCAGGTTCCTCTGCCGGGGCCGGGGACTCTTCGTGGTAGTTGTCCACATAATCCACAGAACCGTCCTCATTGATGGTACCCATGTCGCCGTCCATGGCCTTTTGCAGGTCGATGGACATGATGCCCCACTTGGAAATGAGCTGCCGCAGCATGGTCTTATACGCCATGCCGTCGAAGTCCTTGTACCAGAAGGACGAATACTTCCAGAGTTCCTTTTCGGGAATCTCGCCAGCCTGGAGCTTCTCAAACGCCTTGGCGCTGAACGCCATGCTGTACTTGTCTGCGTGGGCCATCATCTTCTCACGGCTCCAGTACATGGCTTTCTTGAAGCCGTTCTGATACTCGAACATGGCATAGTAGCCGATGGTCGGAAGAGCCTCACGCTCGGTGTCATCCTCCACCAGATTGACCTCGATCTCTTCCTCCAAGGGGTCGAATCGGACCAGTTCGCCTTGCTTGATCGCCAGGACATTCAGCTTCTTGTAGTAGCCGCTGCGGATAGCCAGCTGAATGTAACCCTTATAGCCCAACTGGAACTGAGCCACTTTGCAGCCGCGCTTCTTGTCCTTGAAGGGGACCATGTAATACTGCCCCAGCTGCGGGGACGGAGACAGCTTGAGGGATTCGCCCAGCATCGCGGCGGACAGGATCGTGGAGTGTTCGCACTCGGACAGCGCCGGGTTGGTGCTGACAGCGGAGATAATGGACGTAATGAAGCGCTGCCCATCTCTGCCGCCCACCATTTCGTTGATTCGGTGCTTGATAGCGTCAGAGGTCAGGAACGCGCTGAAAGTCTTGGGCTTCCCGCCTCTGGACTGCACCAGGGAATTGGATACTGCCATAGTTATTCCTCACTTTCTTTCGGCACCTTGCCGAATTTGATTCCGTTGTTTACCAGGAACTCCCGCAGGGCCAGCATTTGGGAGCGCGTGACCCACGCCCGGAAGTCCAGCTGCATGACTGGCTCATCGTCGTTGGCCGTTTCCCGCACTTCTGCGGGCTTCTCGGAAGTTGGGCGCTGTTCCATACTGCCGTCGTCTTGCGTGGCTCTCGTAGCGTTCTGAGCTTCCAGATGACGCGCAAACTCTAGCATGTGCTTCTTCTCTTCCAGGATGCGGTCTTTTGCTGCAATAGCGGCTGCTAGGTCAAAATCTTTCGCAAACTCGGCATGAATTTGATGCAGTACATCCGGCGGAACATCCAATTTGTGCAGGGCGGCAAAGCCGGAACGGATGCTTTCAATCTTCGTGGCCAGGGCCTCAGACACCGCCGCCATACTGAACGTGACATTCAGCCATTTGGGGTCGTGCAGTTTCTCGTAGGGAATGGCCTCGGCCAGGTCGCCGATCATGGGGGCGTACAGCTCGGTTTTGATTCGCTCTAGCTTTTCCTCCCGACGCTGCCGGTCGTAGGTTTTAATCTGGGCGTCAATCTCACGGCTCTGGGTTTTGACCATCTCGACCAGCTCTTTGGCCTGCTTCTCGAACTGGTCATAGGGGGCCAGATACACGGCCTTAATCTCCCGGCGGCGGTCTTCAATGGCCTGGGCCAGCTTGTTCAGGGTCGCCCGGTCCCGTTTGGCTTCGGTTACGGTGTCCTCGGTATATACCCGGCCTCGGTAGGCTTCCAGGCCGTCAGATACCCACTGTTTCAGCTCGTCGTAATTCCATTCGACAGGGGGCAGTGGTTGAGCCTGAGTCGGGGAATAAATCTCAAGTTGCATTGTTTTCATCCTCTCTGTGGCCGATCACATGGCACAAGGCGTACCGCAGGGAGCCAAATGCCAGACGCTCCAGGGTTCCGGGCTTATAGCAATCAGCCATTTCGTCGCAGAACTCGGCTGCCCGTGCCAGCAGCTTGGTGCTGGTGGCGGCGTCCGTGTCGATGCCCAGCACGGCGTTGATCTCTTCAATATTCATGGGTACCTCCTATATTTCAGGGAGAATAAGATCAGGTTCTCGGTCTCCCTTGATGTTCTCGGTCCAAAACTTCACCCCGGCGGCCTCCAGATAGGCCAGGTCATCGGCCACCTCGGAACGCTCGATGGTGTAGGTCCGGCGCTCGAACCTCGGCTCGTCGCCGTACTCATACCGGAATTGCGCGTGTAGAACGGCGAAATCAAACCCGCTGGCAATCATCTGCCAGAGGACTTGGCAATAGTATTGGTCGGGAATGGCAGGCTTTCCATCTTTCCACCATTTTTCTTTCTGCATGGAGCGAAGAATACTGGTGGTTTTAATTTCCAGGATACCTTTTCGCCCAGTTTTGACCTCGGTCAGCCTGCCGTCCAGGGTCGCGAATATGTACGGGTGGTCAGGGTGGCGGACCATATCAAAGGCTCCGCCGTAGCTCACTGTGTACTTGTCCACATAGTCCAGGGCAAACAGTTGCCGGATCAGAGGCTCGGCGTCGTGGCCGTACTGGACAGCAGCATTATTGGAAATGTCAGGGGCTGCGTGTCGCCCGGTTTTCCGCCGCCACAGTTCAACGTTGGAACACCAGGGAGAAAGCCCAATGATAGCAGCAGCCTCGCTGCCTCCGATGCCCTTGGCCCGTTCCTCGTGCCACTGGACCTCGTTGGTGATTTGTTGTTGTATCATCCGGCCTCTCTCCTGTACTTCCACGCCCAATCGAGCAGGCAGTCCTCGTGGAGCAAGTCGCCCTCGATGTCGTAGTAAGTTTCGTCCGCCCGGATCTCTTCCCGGCAGGCTTCACAGGTCCCTACGACCTCGGCTTCCTTCTCGCAGTTCATACAGCCGTCGCACTCGCGGCCCTGCGTGACACAAACCATTGCCATATCACGCGGCCCCCTCGTCACCGGCGGCCTTTTTGGATTCGGCCTCGGCTTTTGCAGACTCTACGGCCCGCATGAACTTGATGCAGGCTTTCTCCAGCACCTCGCGGCTTGGTTCTTTCCCATGGATGCGGACAATCACATTCCCGTGCCGGAACACGTTCTCTGTCTTCTCCACGGTATTCCCTCCCTTCTCAGCTTGACTTTTTTTCAGGCTTCCGGCGGTTATCGCTCTGCATGAACTCCAGGAAATCGGCCTCGGCGATCAAATAGTCGCGGCCACCCGGACGGCTGGCGCGGAGTTTTCCACTGTTGCACCAGCCCCACACCGTTTTGAGCTTCTTTCCGGTCATGTCGGCTACGTCTTGGCAGGAGTAATATTTGGGCTTCATTTTATTCCCCCTTTATGTTCTTTTTTACTTGCGTTTTGTTCCGTTTTATGCTATTATGCTTTTGCTCCACTTAAAAAATTTACTTGGAGTAAGGTTTTCGGAACTGTTGTTTTCATTTGTTCTTTATGGTGCTATTATAATATATGTTTGTTCCGTTTGCAATAGCATTTGTTCCTTTTTGTTCTTTTTGTATGGTTCACTAAAACAGGGGGAGTTGTTTGTATGTTTTATACAAAATTTAAGGAGTTATGCGACGAAACAGGGGTGAGGCCAACGGCTGTCGTGCGTAAACTGGGGATCAGTCCGTCATCGCCTGGACGTTGGAAAGCCGGAGCTGTTCCGTATGGTGAAACAGTGCGAAAGATCGCAGACTATTTCGGAGTAACCACAGACTATCTGCTGCACGGCGGCGAACGCTCCATGAGCAACAGCATGGGCAATGTACAAAACTCTGCTGTAGTCCAGGGCAGCGTTGGGAGTGCCGTCAACGTGAGCAACGGGGATCAGCTACAAGGCAGCGAGGCCGAACTAATCAGCGTTTTTCGGTCACTTGACAGGAAGGGCCAAATCGCAGTATTGAATTTCGCTTACGAGCAAGAGGAACGGCTGAAATAACAGAGGAAGGGGAAGGTGCAGCAGAGATGTACAAGCACGATCTCGTTGCAATGCACGAACGAGCGCAAAAGGCGATTTTTGCCCTCCAGCGCAATCAGATTGAAGTGTCGGCCAGAATGGGAATAGATACCAGCATACCGCTGCATAAACGGATGCCGCTGCCACCGACTGAGGAAAATATCTGCAAGGCTGCGGAAGTCCTCGGCGTGTCGGTTAGCTGGCTGGTGACCGGAGTTCCGGCAACGGAAACGGACCGGTTCGTCATCCAGCAGGTATCGGGGAATATCAATGGAAGTGTGGTGATAAAAGGCAACAGAAACTGTGAAATAGTGGTTAGGAATGCCCTTGCTATGGGCATATAAAAGAAGCCCTGGCATATAGCCAAGGGCTTTTGTTGAAGGAGTATAAAAATGAAAGAAACGTCGAAGTCGAAAAAAACACTCAAAACACTCGGTATCGTTATCATCGCCCTTGTCGTGATCTTCATCGCCCTAGTGGCCGCACTAGGAACGGGTGACAGTGAGACAGCCAAGAACATGACGCCGGAAGAAGCCAAGACCGCTGCCGGAGAAACGGATCTGGAGATTGCGCGGTCGGTCTGGTCCGCCCAGCAGTACCAGGTAAAACTCGCTGATAAGGTCCAGCAGATGGGCACTGGAGAAACAAACCTGCAAGACGTGTACAGCTACGCCGGAGAGGCAAAAGACTTTGTGGGCAACCTCTTGACCACGGTTGAAGCCGTCGATATGGCTGACGGAACGGCGGCAGAATACCAAGATGCAGCAGCAGACTATCTCTCCACCGTCTACATGATAGCAAGCGACCTACGCGATTATGTGGACGACAATAAGTATTCCAGCCTTGAGGCAGTGCAAAAGAACTTGAAGGTAATTCCGACGGCAGAGCAGCAGTTTTTAGACTCCAGAACAGCGTACCTGAAAGACGCCGGTTTTACCGATGACGAAATCGCCCAGAGGCCGACCCTTGACAGCGGAGAAAACAAATAACACCAAGAGGTGCAGCAGCCATGAAAAGACCTGACGACTATGCTATATACCTCCGAAAATCACGCAAGGACTTAGACCTGGAAGCCTTGGGCGAGGGTGAAACGCTGGCCCGACACCGGACTGCCCTGCTGGAACTCGCGGACAAAAAAGGCTTGAAGATCACTAGAATCTACGAAGAAATGGTCAGCGGTGAGTCCATCGCAGACCGCCCGCAGATGCAGCAACTTTTAGATGATGTTTGCGCCGGGACTTACGCCGGGGTTCTGGTCATGGAAGTGGAGCGTCTGGCGCGTGGGAATACGAAAGATCAGGGCGAAGTGGCGGAGGCATTTTCCATGTCAAACACCCTGATTGTCACGCCGACGAAAACCTACGACCCAAACAATGAATTTGATGAAGAATACTTCGAGTTCGGCCTGTTTATGAGCCGCCGAGAGTATAAAACCATCCGCCGTCGGATGCAGCGCGGCTTGATAGAATCTATCAAAGAGGGCAACTATGTGGGTTCCCTTCCTCCATACGGCTATGACATTATTCGGATAAATAAGAAAGAACGGACTCTGAAATTAAACGATCAGTCTCAGTACGTCAAAATGATGTTTGACTGGTTTGTCAATGAGGGACTAAGCTGCGGCCAGATAGCAAGGCGTTTGAGCGAGATGGGCATACCTACACAAACAGGGAAAAGCGAATGGAACCGAGCCACAGTAAAGGACATTCTGCAAAATACGCTGTACACAGGAAAGATCAGATGGAACCGGCGAAAGGTCTCCAAAGAGAAAGGTAGCGACGGGAGAACCGTCAAGAGAAAGCGCAGGCTCACACCAGAGGATTACATGGTTGTGGACGGAAAGCACCCGGCCATTGTATCACAGGAAATATTCGACAAGGCACAGACACTTTTTTGCGGACAGGTGCCGTTAAAAGCACAGACGACGATAACAAACCCATTCGCCAGACTCATGGTGTGTAAGCACTGCGGGAAGGGGATCAGCTACAATGATTTTGCACATCGCGGCGGACAAACTAAAGGCCGTATGTCTCACAGAACATCGCTGACGTGCAAGGTAAAATCGGCCCCATACGATGATGTTGTGGCTGCTGTGGCCGCTGCACTGCGGGACTACATCAGCGACTTTGAATTTAAGCTGAACAACGACGAGGAAGCCCAAAAGAATAAGCAGCACGAGGAAATTTTGCGCTCGATGGATGTTGAACTGAAAAAGCTCGAACAAAAGCGAGAGAAACTGTTCGACTTTTTGGAGTCCGGCATCTATACGAAACAGGAATTTATGGAGCGCAAAGGCGTTCTATCAGAGCGAATTGAGGCCATGCAGGGCAGCATCGAGAATATCAAAAAGAGCCTCCCCCCGCCAGTGGATTACAGGGAGAAAATCTTGAGAGTATCAGAGGCGCTGAGTGCGCTTGAAGATCCCGACGTACCGGCAAAGGCCAAAAACGACCTACTGAAAACTGTTATAAGAAAAATCGAATATGACTGTGTTGATTTCGGCAGGAACAAGGGTGGAGAAGTCCACCTGGACGTCTACCTGAAAGAATAGAAAAAGGCCCCAGGCAACTGCCAGGGGCCTTGCTTATAGGTCAATGTCCAACTCAACCGGGCAATGGTCGCTGCCCATAATGTCACTATGTATTTTCGCGTCTACGATCTTATCCTTGGCACAGTCATCGACCAGAAAATAGTCTATCCGCCACCCCGCATTTTTCTCCCTGGCATGGAAACGGTAGCTCCACCAGGAATAGGCCCCCTCTTTGTCGGGGTACAGGTATCTGAATGAATCAGTAAAGCCAGCGGCCAAAAGCTCCTGAAACTTCCCCCGCTCTTCGTCGGTGAAGCCTGCATTTTTGTGGTTGGCCTTGGGATTCTTTAGGTCGATCTCGCTTGCTGCAACGTTCAGGTCCCCGCAGACAATGATTGGTTTTCGGCGTTTTTCCGATTTGTATCCTGATGGGGATTCTTTAGGATAACCAGCAGGATAGAGATTAAGACGTGTCCTGGATATGCTCGACCAGGTACTTGATGATGTCGTCTGGGAGCTGTTCTCGGCGTAGCAGAGAAGCCACATTTTCCATGCCTCCCTGGACAACGGACGAGTTTGTAACATCTCCAACAATGATGTTGATATAGATGTTAATTGGTTCCTGCCGATCGTCTTTCATAATGTTCTCCAGTCTGCGTTTGACGGAAGGTACAGCGTAGGAACTTGTTTTTACAGACTATACCAAAATTCCCAACAAAAGTATACCCGAAATGGACAGAGGTATAAATTTGTTTATCTGGACACAAAAAAAGAGCCACCATTGAGGTCAATGTCATTAAGTTAAGTTGTTGGGCCCAATATCATGTAAAAGAGTAGGTTATTGAAAAGATAGCCTGCTCTTTTTTTGCGTAAAAAAGTGTAAAAGAACTTGACATTCGGTTGAAAATGTGTGGCGAAGCCCCTTGAAAAACGAGGAGGTTTTGCCAATGAATGCGTACGCCAATGTGCTAAAAGAAAAACTGACTTTCCTCATTCGAGAAATGTCAGTCGCACCTGCACCTTATGTCAAAAATCCCGAAAGTGATTTTACCCGAAAGAAAAAACTCCCCTTTGAAACGGTGATGCATCTCCTGATTTCCATGGGTGGCAACAGCCTCTATAAGGAGCTCTTGGAAGCGCAGGGCTATAACGTAAACACCGCAACTACTTCTGCTTTTGTCCAACAACGGAACAAGATACTGCCGGCAGCCATGGAATTTTTGTTTCACGCCTTTACGCAATCCTATGCGGATATCAAGGATTATCGCGGATATCGGTTATTGGCCATTGACGGCTCGGATTTGCACATCGCAACGGATCCTTCGGATAAGGATACCTATTTTCAAAGTCAGCCGAACACAAAGGGGTATAACTTGCTGCATTTGAACGCTGTTTATGATCTGTGCAACAGACTTTACGTGGATGCCCTTGTTCAGCCCAAAAGACAACTTAACGAGGGAAAAGCGCTAGCAGCCATGGTTGATCGTTCCCCCATCCAAGGTAAAACCATTGTAATTGCCGATCGCGGTTACGAAAGTTACAACAATTTTGCGCACCTTGACCGCAAAGGGTGGAACTACATCATAAGGGTAAAGGATTTGGGTTCCAGTGGTATTCTGTCTAGCTTACGTTTGCCCGTTAGCGGAGAGTTTGATCAGGACGTTCATTTGACGCTTACCAGGAAGCAAACTAAAGAGGCGAAGGCCCGTCCCGGGCACAAGTTCCTCCCGACTAATTCTACATTTGATTTTTTGGATTCGCATGAAAACATGGTTTACCCGATGTCCTTTCGGGTGGTTCGCTTCGTGTTGCCGAGCGGCGCTTATGAAACCGTCATTACGAATCTTTCTACTGCTGAATTCCCACCGTACGAACTACGATGTATCTATAACATGCGCTGGGGTATTGAAACCTCATTTAGAGCATTGAAATATACGGTTGGACTGACGAATTTTCATGCAAAAAGACAAGCGTCCATCGCCCAAGAGATCTTCGCAAGAATGATCATGTACAACTTCGCTGAAATGATGACCTCGCACGTCGTCATTACGCAAATAGATAAACGGTACCCCTACCAAGTCAACTTCACGGTCGCCGTTCACGTGTGCAGACATTTCTTGCGCTCAAGAGGCGATGACCCCCTGCCTGATGTTGAAGCGTTGATTCGTAAAAACATTTTGCCGATTCGATCCGTTCGTCAAGGCCAGGAGAATACGCGCAAAATCCGTTACAAATCTGCAGTTAGCTTCGTTTACAGAGTAGCATAATTCGGTTAATATGAACATTTTTTAAGCGGATTTTCCATCCGCTTGTTTGCTGTACCCATTTTTCCTCGTTGTGCAGAAAAACAAACGGCATAGGAGTTTTTCCCATGCCGTTTCGGATTCATTCTCTATTCATAATCTTGTCTCTGTGTCTAACTTAATGACATTGCCATTGAGGTGGCTCTTTCAATTCGTCAGTATTTATCCATTTTCGTAGGCATCCCGGAACGCTTTGCCAAACGCTGCGATTCCAGCCGCTACCGCATTTACGACCTTAATCATACTGGCCGTGATGCTTTCAATCACCTCGCCCAGCTGGTGTGCGGCAGAAATCCAGTTCGTGCGATCCAGGGCATAGGCAAGGGTGTAGGCTTCCTCATAGCTGCATCTGCCGCCTGCATCGGCCACCTCCTGCGCACACTCGTTCGCGTAGTTCCTACTATGGCCCTGGGCCATGAGCAGCTTGATATATCGCTTTTTAGTCATCTCGTTCCTCCATGAGGTTGTAGATCAATCCATAAAAGGATGCAATACCCGCTGTTTGAAGCGACGCAATCCCACAGAGCCACAAGATGTCGATGAAAAGCGTCACCCCGATAAATATTGCCTTTCTGCTCATAAACTTGTTCATTCACACGCCCTCCAGCTTTTTGCTGGCCCGCCGCGCTGCGATCTCGGCACCGCAGGCCAGATAGCCGCAGCCATCGACCCACGAGTCCATGTGCTCAGGGTTGTAGATGATTCGGGCGATTTTCAGCAGGGCCATCATGCAGGCCACGTCGTCGCCGGAAAAATCCCTATCCTGGCAGTAGGCCGACCAGAGCCTAGCAATGGCAGAAAAGCTGTCCTCTGGGGTCCCGTACTGTCTCTCTCGCTCGCCGCAGACGCACTTGCGGGCACATTCCAGGATAGAGGCCCTAGTTTCAAGCTGCGACGCCTGCTGCGCGTTCTGCACGGGCTGGGAGATGATGCCCCACAGGTCTGAGATTAGGTCAGCCGCGTCATCCTTGAGCATCCTTTCGCAGGCAGTTGTTCGGGGGCTGGTGTAGGGGCAGAGGCCACAAGAACGGCCAGAGCAAGCGTTCAGGGCTTCCAGCATCTTATGTACACGATCTTTCATCATTTACCCTCCAATTCACTGGCCCGGCGGAAAACTACGCCATCGGCCAAGGTTTCGTTGTTTATTCGTTTCTGCATCCCACTGCGGGAGATGTGGTTTTTCTCGGCAGCTTCGGCCATGCTGCGGTAATAGGCGATCACAGTCCCCCACGGCTTGCATTTCGCAATGGGGCATCTGTTCTGTGGGTTTGTGCGGACCTCTTCGACGGGGCTATATCGCAGATTGTGTAAAGCACAGTTTGTGCGGTCCCCATCAATGAAAGTTACTCGCATACCAGGTTTTGGGCCAGCCATCCAAATGTCTCGCATCAAAATTTTCACGCTGTACGTCTTGCGCATGAGCGTAATTTGCAGCTCCGGCGTCCGTTTGTGCAGGGCCATAAATGGCCGAAGAGTCAGAGGCTCGTCCCGGCGCTTTTTTCTAGGGCCAGTAACACACCATGAACGGATTTCGCCGTGCCTAGATAACTCGTACCAGCCCCCGTATCCAGGGATTGGTCGCCATTGTTCAGCTCTTGTCATACGTCCTCCCGTTCCAGGCCGCGACGGCCTTTTCTTTGGTGCTGTGCGTCGCAGAGGTCGCGCCACACAGTTTGCATCGTACCCACCACATGGGGACTCTAGGATTGCGCTGCGAGTCGTGCAGCTCGGCCCCGCCCCCGCAAAAGGGGCAGGGCTTGAAATCAATAAAGTTGGAGTGGATTTCCATCTTCCATTACCTCCAGGTGTGGCGCTTCCAGCCACTTTTGCCAACAGTATTCGCAGTCACACACAACCTCAATGCAAACCATCTTCTGAGGCGGACAGCCGCCGCAGGCCGCAAGAAATAATGCTAGATTCACAGAGTCCATGGTTAGCAGGTCTTCGTGGTTATTCATCGTTTCCCCCTTTCTAAACTGGTCGAAAACGACCCCTTTAACCGCGTCAGAATCGAGGCGGTTAGGTGAAATCATAGTGGTCAAATAGCCAGCGCAGTGCGCGTTGAAAATCCGCGTTAGACAGCCTCGAACGCGCTTCGTCAGACGTTGCAACACGTTCTATCGCGTTGGTCATGTCCGCGAAGGTGAACTTTTCGCTTTCGTAGTATGATAGCCTGTGCTTTACGATGAATACGGCCATTTCCGTAGACATGTAATTAGTCGGGAATTTGATACAGTCGTCCATCGTTATCCGCCTTTCTGAACATCACCACCCGCACGATGTCGTAGACATAGATTTCCGTGCTCTCAAACGGAAACTTCCCACAGTGTGGGCAGGTGATTGTGTCGATCATTTCTTCCTCCGTCAGCTCGTAGCCGCACCAATTTTGAGTGGTTTCGACTGCTACAGCTTCGTTTGCGTAAACGCCAACCTCGCACTGGACTTTGTAATCGCTTCCATCTCGTGCGAACGTGTTAACATAGAGCTCCTCAAACTCGCGGCCACATTTTTCACATCTCATCTGTCAGCCATCCCTTCACACAAATTTTTTGGGCGGCCTGGGTATATCCTGAGATGTTGGCCGCCAGAGGTGCAGGCAGTACGGATGGATGTTAACATACTCGCTGCGGGGTGGATGGAACTGAACAACAGCTTCCTCGTCCTCGAAGAACATGTGCTTGATCTCGCACATTTCAGCCCAGGTGGGCGGCGTGGCTCGTTTGCGGTTGCAGGGACTCACGCTGACGTGCTCCCATCCTCCGCCATTACTGGCGATGCAGAAAAACGATCTTCCGTTGATGTACACCTTGAAAGCACCATTGCCGGAATCGCCCCGGCGGTGGTAGTAATCACGCTCGGTTTGCGTGTCTCTGTATTTGTCCAGGGTGTGCAGGTTCTTCATTCCTCGCCCCCCTTAATCTCCACGCCAGCCCTCTTTAGCATCCAGGCCAACAGGGTATTGTCGCTGTCTCCGACATATCTACCCTCGGCATCGTAATACAGATACACATCATGTCTAACGGCCTTGATCCCAGTGTAGTCCTCCAGCAGTCTGTGATAGCCATCGACCCCACTGACGATTGCTGCATCTTCCAACTCGCTGAGCTGGGCGCAAGTGATAGATTTTTCAACCATTTTCTGATCCTCCCTTTTTAGTGTAATGGTTCCCATCGCGGTCCATCCCCCTGGACAGCAGCTCGTTATAGCTGGGCCAGTGCAGGCGCTCGTAGAGAATAGCCTGGGCCTTGAGCGCGGCAGCTGTGGCGCAGCCCTGCGCGTTCTTGCGCAGGGCCAGCGCTTTCAGTTCAGGCTCGGACAGCTTTCTAATGTCCATAGCTTACGACCTCCACAATCCCGGCGTTCTTGATCTTCCGGGCACACATCATGCAGGGGGCGGCGGGGATCTCGTTTCCTTGGGCATCTTCTCCCCACAGGTAGAGGGTCGCGCCCAGGGCCTCCCGGCCAGCCTGGGAAATGGCATTGTCCTCGGCGTGGACTGCCACGCACTTCTCGTACTGTTCCCCATGGGGGATGTTGTGGGCAGCTCTCCAGCACTCCCCTACATCACAGCAGTTCGGTTCGCCTCTGGCCGCACCGTTGTAGCCGGTAGCAATGATCCTGTCGTCCTTGACAATCACAGCGCCATAGTGGCGACGGATGCAGGTGCTACGGCGGGCAACAGCGCGGGCTATGAACAGGTAATAATCGCGCTTGCTGATTCGTTTGAACTCCATGCCGCCCTCACAGTCTACACCGCTTGGTGCTGTTGCGCCCGGTAATAGGGCAGCGGCGGTTGTTGCCATAAAAACAGCGATTGCAGAACGCTCTATGGCTGTCGCGGGGATAGTTGGTGGTGGGGTTCTTCTTGCTCACCTTGACGGTGGCATGGGCAGCTTTCTTCTGGGGTGGGTTCTTTTTCTCTTTCATTGGGGTACCTCCTGATAGATCACACGAAATAGCCAAGGCCGACTTCGTTAAGTAATTCGTTTTCCTTCTCGCGATGGAGAAGATAGCGTATGTATTGCGCTCGGTTCATTCCCAGCTTTGCTGTGATATTCAGGATGAACTCGAACTCTTCCGCATCCAGGGCAATGCCAACGTAGTATGGGCGGCCCTGCGTCCGCTTGTCGGGCGTGGGAGTGCTTTGCTTGGGCATCACTTCACCCCCTTCTTTGGCCCTTGTACTGAGGTCAGGCCAGCTTCGTCCCTCCAGCGGATCACAGTATTTACGCTAACCCCGTAGCGCTTCGCCAGGGCTTGCAGTGTGTTCCCCTTGAACGCCCTCTTGAATCCCTTCGGCATCGGGATTTTGACCATCTCCCTGGTGCCTCTGGAGGTCTTGCCAACTCCCATGCGTTGAAGCTTGGCGCAGTGGCCGGTCTTGCAGGTTTCCGCTTGGCAGTTCAGGCAGGCAGCCACCACTTCCGGCCTGTCCTTGTGGTGGAGGTATAAGCTCCTGAGTTCTGGGGCCTCCGGTGTAGTGGGTGCGTTCAGCCACGGCCTGTGCCCCTCCGTCTGGATGCGGACACCGTTTACTCTCAGTCCCATTTCGCCCACGGACTCCTCTCGTAGCAACGTCGTTGCATCCGCTCAAATTTCGCAATGGCCTGCTCAGGGTCCACATTCAGCCCAAGGGCAATGACACATGAGATTACGTCGGTAAGCTCTTCAACCACCATCTTCATGGCTTCTGCCTCAGAAACAGGTGTGGGGTTCTCCCCTCGCAGGACACGGGCCATTTTGAGGGCTGCATGAGTTAATTCGGAGCACTCCTCGGCCAGGGCCTCGTATATTGCAGAATCGCAAAGATATACACCGAAGCCCTCCCACACGTTCATCTCGTCAGGAATCTTCATGCTGTTCGCTCCTTTCTCCCTGCCAGCCTGGCCTTATAGGCGCAGATGGGGCAGATGTAAATCTTTTCTCCGGGATAGATGCAGCTCACGTTCCACCGCTCCCCGCAGCGGCGGCAGAGGCGATACACAGCGCCCATCACATCACCTGGAACGGGATACCGGCCCGGTACAAGGCCATGTTCAGCAGGGCTTTGCGGGATTCTTCCTCTGCCCGCTTACGCAGGGCAGCTTCGGCCTTGCGGGCCTCTTCCTCTCGGCGGCGCTGTACGTTCCGCTTCATGGCGGGGCGCAGGGCATCCAGCAGGGCATCCATTTCAGCCTGCGCGGCCTCGTTGTGCCGAGCCTTGATTCTCTGAACTGCGTTCATAATGGTTCCTTTCTCCCCGTGTGCCCGGTAGGTCAGGCTATGTATCAGTCTGCTTGGTAGTACATTCCGGCATCGTAGCCGGAGAGTTTCAGGGCCTCAGCCATAGCTTCGGCAGCCTTGGTTCTAGCGTTCCCCTGGTACCGGCTGCGGATAGAGAAGACATACTTTTTGGAGCCGAACAGGGTCCAGGTCGAACAACCAACCCCAGCGGCCTTGGCCGCCTGCTCCACCTTGTCGCGCTTCCATCCGCGAAGGTCCAGGGCCACAGCATCAAAGTTGCAGGTTCCCCCGTCCTCTACGTTGGCCGCAACTTCCAGGCCATAGGCGGCTGCTGCTTCCAGGTCCGTTGCCAGGTCAGCGTACTTTCCAGTCAGCGGTGAGATGTGGTAGGTCTTGAGCAGGTGCTTGAAGTCCGCGATTGCCTGTGCCTCGTCCGTCGTGCGGAGCTGCGTATACTCGAACGAGTAATCAGGGGACGCCATAATCGTCTCGTACAGGCCAGGCTCCAGCTCAACGGTAGAGAGTACGGCGTCCTGGCCGTTGCTCAGGGTGATGCGTTGAAAACGGATCTTTTTTGACATTGCTTTCTTCCTCCTGTGCGGCGGGGCTTATTGCCCCGCCATTATGTATTTGCGTAGCTGGCTGTCTTCCGGGGCGTCCTGGTCCAACCAGGCGTTGAAATCCACCGGATACCTTCGCTCAATCTCGTCCATGAGCCAGCCGCGAATTGTGGGACACTGTGGGTCCTTCAGGTGTTCCGTAGATTCCCAGGCTGTGAGCAGCTGGTCGTCGGTCAGGGTCCGCAAGCGCTTCGGGGCAAAGGTTCTGTCTTCGTCATGGGCAGTCTCGCGGTGGACACAGCCGGTCCAGACTTGTTCGTGGGTTCCGGCGTAGTCGGTGGGATAGTTGGCGCATTTCTCGCACATGGGGTTCGGCTTGGAGCCGGAGGTTTCTTCGGCGGCAGCCTTGGGAGCTTCCTGCACCTCTTCGGCCTCGATGGGGGCCTCGGACCCCTGCTCAGTTTCGTATTTTGCTTTTGCGTCTTTCAGGCGGGGAAGCACGTCAATAACTGCGCCGTTTTCGTCTGTAACCTCGAAGACGTTCTTCCATGTACCATTGATTTGGCGGTCAACGCTCGTGATCGTGATCTTCCCATCCTCGCGGACGTATCTGGAGAAAAAGGCAACATTGGGTTGCTTCTTGAATTTCATGGGGACAGTGGCAGCTTTCTCAATGGTAGCCTCTTCGGGGGCATCCTCGGCGTCCGCAGAGAGGACGGGGCTCATGGAGTAGCGGCCCAGGGGATAGATGCTCTCGGCATTGCGGATCTCGGAAGTCTTGGCGTTCACGCGGCAGGTCTTGGTTTCCTGGCCGTCGCTGATAGTGATGGTCTTGGCGGTGCGCTTGACCACGGTATAGGTCCAGACACAATCGTGGTCGCCGATGCTTCGCATGGTATAGGTCTTTCCAACCTCAAAAGTCTTCATGGTATTTCCTCCTCTTCGCGGGGTTGTGACCGCACCCTTTCGGGTCCCGCATTACCGGCCCGGTGCGGGCCGTCACTCTGCGTCTTCTTCGTCGCCTTCCTCAAAGCTGGTTTCATCGATGTTGCCATAGGTGTATCCGCCGTCGCTCTTTAAGAAGATTTCGGTGTCTCCGTCGAACTGTTCTAGGTATTCGATCAATTCCTGGACCGTCATCGTGTGCCCACATTGATCTGGGCTGTATCCGTTGCGGCGTCCTTCAATGTAAAGTCTCATTTCTGCTTCCTCCTGTTTGTTCTCTTTTGTATCTGATTTGTTCCTTCTGGTGCTATAATACAACGACAGAACAGAATATGCAATAGTTTTTACACTAAAAAGAACAAATCGACTAAATGCACAAATTAACAATGTTTGCGTTGTTAAAAGTGCATATATTGGAAAGAAGGGCACAAAAAAAGAGGGCTACCCACATGGGGCAGCCCTCTCTTCGTTAGGTGATATTCGGTTAGATGACGTTGTAGTAGACGCCGCCAGCGTTGGAGTTGATCTCCACATCTACGCTGTTCATGGTGGGCCGCTTGCCCACAACAACGGCGTTCTGCGCCTGGATTGCGGTGGCTCCATAGCCACCGTTGACGGTCAGGCCGTCCAGGGCGACAAAGGTCCCCTCGGACTCGTTCATGCCAACAGCAGCGGTCAGGTTGCCGCCGATGTGCGAGACAGTAACATTACGCATGACCAGTTTGTTGGTGCGGACCAGGTACGCGCCAAAGGCCACGGTCTGGATGTTGCAGTTCTCGACGCGGATCACCCCGCAACGGGTGGGATAGATACCATGGGAAGGATTCTGCCCGCCAGCAGGCCCGACGTTTACGTTGGATACGTTGATGCTGGCTGTGCAATCCTCCATCAGGATGCCCAGGAAATTCGCCCGCCCGCTATATGCGCCGCTGGTTTCGATGGTGATAGGGCCACCATGGAAGCCACGCAGCACAACCTTCTCGGCGTAGTCTCCAGCATCCACCTGGAGGCGGCGGGGGCCGATGCTGAACTTCGGCAGGCTATCGACCAACGCCTGGAGCGTCTTGTGGTTCCGGTTCGGGCCGCAGACGTAGATACTCTCGCCGGTGTTGCTGTTGTACTGGGGGACGCTGGTAAGATACTGGGGGTGGGAGTGCGTGGCCGGAGCATACACGCCGTCGTGGTTGTGGTTGGCGGGTGCAGCAGCAGCGGCCAGCGCTCCAGCAATGGCAACCTCGCTGCGTACTACGTCAAGGGCAGCCACCAGCTCGTTAATGGCGGCCACTGCGTTGGTTTTGTCCACGGTGCCCAGCCCTGCCAGGTCCCCGACCTTATCCTCCAGTCTGGAGCCGGTCTGAATCGGCTCCCAGGTAGTCCAAAGGCCGTTTGCCATGGTACGGATATAGGTCTTGCTGTCAACGAAGCTGAACGCCAGCTGCTTCACCCAGTAGTTGTAACCATCCGGGTAGGCGATGACCAGGAAATACATGAAGCCGGATTCAGGGGCGTTGAGCGTCCCATAGCCATGGAAAAAGCCTGTGGTCCGAAGCTCGTCCATGTCTGAGACAGCGAGTTGAGCCGCTTTAGGCAGCGCGGCGTTTGCGGCTGCCAGTGCGTCGTCGATCAGCTGGGCGGTGCTTGCCTCAATGTCGCCCTTGTGATACAAGGTGTTGTCGTCGATCTCAGGGGAGAAATTCGTAGTGCTCATAGTACAAACCTCTTAACCTTTCATGTGGGCCTTGCTGCTGCCCCATCAAGCCAGGGGCATTGATACAAGGCGATATGTGACCGTGATTTCCTTCGCAACGGAGACGCCCTGCCGGTAGAATACGGCATAGTCCCCGATAAGCTCCGCGATAACGGTAGCAACCGGAGACTCGCCGTCTGCCGTAGATGCCAGGATTTCCAGCCGATAGGACGTCTTTGACCGGTTCGTTATGTAGGCCGACAGGTCCACCACCGTCTTGGCGGCAGAGGCGGCCAGCGTCGCGGACATATTCGCGCTGCCTGCCTGCCGCTTGAATTTAGTCTCGCTGGATTCGCCGTCGGTATGGATTACCTGCGCGGCTGTGGTTTCCGGCAGCAGTCTCCGGCCCTTGTCGTCCTCCAGCGCTCCGGACATGATTGTGGTCTCAGCGTTTGCCATGCGTCCACCCCCTTTCGTGGCTCAGATTCCCCACCCAGTGTTACGCCTCGGTGTTCGTATCGACCTCCGGCAGACCGGCTACGCTGGTCAACACGGATACGATGCCGGACAGGACAGCAGCCGAAACCACCATAGGCCAGTTGACGTCGCCCAGGGCGGCAGCTGCACCGATACAGCCGATAGCTGTCTGCGCTACGGTTTTGGTCGCACGGATAGCTGCGGCCCTCCACCATGCTTTGTTCGTCAGGTTCATGGATTCCACCCCCTTTCTCACAGGAAGTCGTTTTTCTCCATCCTCGTGCGGTAGGTGCGCTCGATGTGGGCGATGGAGAGAGTCGCCTTATCGTTCGGGAACTCAGGATGTCGCGCACAATAGCGGTTGTACTCCGTGATGTCCTCCAGGATCTCATCGAAGTGTTCCTTCGAGTGGCGTTCCCCCTGGAGTATCTCGTCAGCAAAGCGTAGGATTCTCACTCGTGCGCGTTTGGCGTTGCGCTGGTTATCCTCGTGGATATGAGTGGAGAGGTCGTTCGAGATTTCGTCCAGTTTCTCCCGAACGTCCCCGTTAATCTTCTTCCCGACCCATCGAAAAAACGCAGTCCAAGGACAGATTTTGATGGGTACGATCTCGACCACAACGGAAGAGGCCAGCAGTGTCACCAGGCCGCCGATCAGCTTGCCGCCATACTCAGCCAGCCAGCCACTCACAGCAGCCCCCCACGGCCCAACACAGCGGCCAGCTCATCCCTCTTGACGTAGCCCTCCGGGGCGGAACCGTTCACAAGGCCCTTTTTCGTGGCCTCGGCCCAGTGTCCTTCCTTCTGGCTCCATTCGGGTTCTGCTTGCTTGGCTGCATAGGCCATGGCTTCGGCCATGATGCTGTAACACATCTCAGGTGTCAGCTGTTCGAGAAACTTCTTGATGTCCATGTCGTCACCCTCTTCTTTCTCTCTGTCGTTGGTGCTCATTTCCTTCACTACGTCCGCCCGGAACGTGTCCATGCTTTTCCCGTGCTTGGGGAACCAGTGCATTACGTCCCCATGGTTGGATGCAATGCCGCGCGTGTGTCCCTCGCTGTGGCAGATGATAGTGCCGTCCTTCTTCGGGTCCAGCTTGTACAGCTTGCAGAGATAGGCGGTCAGCTCCACCGCCTCCCGGTACACCTTGCGGAAATACGCGGGGTCGGTCAGACTGTCCTCGCAAATCTCGAACCCGATGTACCCCATGTTGTTGGCGCTGCCCTTGGAGCCTGTGCCGCTGTGCCAGCCGCGCATAGCCCAGGGAAGCGTCTGGTATGTGGCAATGGAACCATCGGCCAGCTTACCGATAAAGGCATGGACGCAAACCTGTCGGCCACCAGGACGGTACTGGTTGAAATGGTTCCCGGCGTTGTTGGTCCCCAGCAGGCCGTCGTCCGGCTGGATGTACCGCTTGAGGTTGGGGTTATTGGCCCCGGTGCTGTGCACCATCACGCCAATGGGAGTGATAGGTACCCCCCTTTTATAGCACTCGTTTTTTGTCAGGATCAGCTTATGGAGTTTCATGCTATCCCGTCCTTTCTTTTTCCTGCTTGAGTATCCAGTCCGCGATTTTGTGCATCAAATTTTCGAGCTTGATAGCCACAACCATGAGGGCAGCCCAGGCCAGCGTATATTGTGGGCAAACCTGCCCCAGGATATTACCGGGCAGATTGGAGTAATCCCAAACGCCCAGCCCCAGCCAAACGTTGAGGATCAGCCCGGCGGCCAACTCTAGCATCGTTGCAATGGCGGTACCAATTACCACCTGCAACCACAGGGGCGGCGGCTTGGGTCGTTCGTCCAGCGTCCCCGCGCACAGGAAAATGACCGCCGCCAAGGGCAGCATCGTCCAGTGGGTGTGCCCGCGCCACGCCATCTCTATGAGCAGGTAGATGCAACCCGCGAGCAGCCCAAACACACAATGCAGGACAATGTTATGCCGGCGGTGCATCATAGTTCCAGACAACGGTGAGGACCCCTTTTGCAGTTTCCGCATCGCGGATAGCCACCTCGGCGGCCTGCTGGACAGAGACTCGCGGCTCCACATAGTCGGAAATGGCAAGCGCAAGGGCACACAGCCCCTCGTAGGTCCACTCCGTACACTCGTCGCCGGTGGTGTTCCATTTGAGCTGGCGCTTCACCCCGGCAGCCTGAGCCACCTGCTGAACAGCAATGGTTGACGTCAACTGTGACTGTTTTTCCTGCGTCACCGCGTACTGCTTGCCGTCCGTCCAGGTCAGCGGATTCTCTGCAAGCCATTCAGCGAGGGCGGATTTACTCTCTGCAATGCGCTGGTCCCGCATATCATCCAGGGACGCCCCAGCACCAGCAGCCTGCCGCAGCAGGTCGTCGAACTGTTCAGCTACGCGCTCCTGCAAATCCCCACCGTCCGGGACCTCTACGGTAAATTCATCGTAGACCCAGCCGGTTCGTTCGTCTGAT